AGCGTTGTAATCGATGCCCAGCTCGACCAGCTGTTTCTCCAGCTCCTGAAACTCTCTCTTGACCTGAATCGCCCTGTCATTGATCTCCAGCTGCTCGAAGGCGTACTCCAGCCGGCGGCGATCAAGATCAGTCGTCGCGCCCAGTAGCTCGCTTTCTTGGTTGAGCTTGACGACAGCCTGGGTCCTGGCCTCGATGAACTTTTCGAGCTCGGTGGTGGCGGCTTGTTGCCGTTGCAGGAATTGTTCGGCGGTTTGCTGCGCCTCTTCGTAACCCGCAGTCGTGGCCTGTGCTTGTTCGACTGCCCCAAATCCGACGTTCTCCATCGATCCGCCGAAGAACGTGCTCAACGCCTTTTGGCGATGGGGGCCCATGTTGCTGACCCCGCTCACCGCGCTGGTGCCGAATGAGTCGCGGGCGTTGCGGTTGGCCTTCGGGTTGCCCGCCAGCACCGTGGTGTAGAGGTCCAGCAGGCTGGCGCCCTGAGTGCTCATGCCGACGCCCTTGAACCGGTCCTGGAAGTACCGGACGACGGGCCCCATCACTTGCTCCTCAAACGACTGGTTCGGGCTGGCCCCGTACTTCTGCCGTTCTGGAGCACCGAACTGGATCAGCCCCATGTAGTTGTTGCCAGTGCCGCCACGAATAGACGGGCTGAACGTGCCGGCCGTCTCAAAGCTGATGATCGTCGCCAGGTCGAGCGGGCTGACGCCGAGCTTCTGAGCTGCGGCGACTAGCGCTTTGCCGCGGCTGGAGAGCTCAAACTTCGGAGCCGATCCTGCCGAGCCTCCCCCACCACCACCACCCCCGCCTCCAGCCGCGCCTCCACCGCCAGGCAGCGCAGGCGCCGAGGGAGCGCCGGGGAGGGTGCCGGGGATTGGGGCAGTGGCGGGGAGTGCCGCGGCCTGGGGCGCTGCGCTGGGGCGGAAGTTCAGCGCCTGCTCCATGGCGCCGGCCATGTCCACGCCCAGCAGCTTGAGGATGCCTTGCATGGGGTTGAGCTGGCCCAGCATCTGAGAGATCAGCCGGCCCCAGTTGATCCCGATCGACTCGAACACTCCGCCGAAGATGGACTGAATGTTGATTCCCAGCTGCCTGAAGGCCGCGTCCACCGGGTTGAGCGTGTTCAGCAGGTTCTGCATTGCCTGCCGACCGACCGACTCCACGGCTCGGAATGCGTTCACCGCGAAGTTGCGGACGCTGGCGATAACCGCCTGGGCCCTGGCCGCCGCCGCCTGAACGTCTCGCTGCAGCGCCTGGAAAAACACCTCAAACCGGGCCGGGATCGTATTCACGAACTCCCGAAACGGCTCGTTGAACTTGTAGGCCGCCGCCGTGGCCGCGATGATCCCGGCCGCGGCCAGCACCCAGGGGTTAGCCAGCACCGCCAAGTTCAGGCCTACTTGCGACTTGGTGGCGACGCCTGTTGACGCGGCATAGGCCTGCATGGCCTTCGTTGCAGCGCTGATTCCCCCGATGGCGCTCATCGCCGTGGTCAGGCCGAGAACAGCAACACCGGCGACGGCCGCAGCGGCTCCAACTTGTCTGACCGGCTCTGGCAGTTTGCTGGTCTGCTCTAGTATTCCGGTCGCCGCCTTGGTGAGCGCGATGGTGGTAGGCAGCAGCGATTGCCCGAACTGAATCTGCAGCTCCTGCCCCGCAATCTGCAGGTTGCGGAACTGCTGCGCCGGGCCCTTCATCGCCTCGGCCAGTTTCGGGGCACCGTCGCGCTCAATTCGCCCCAGAGCTGTGAGCACGATGTCGCCGGTGATCTTGCCCTCTTTCGCCAGCTCGCGGATCTGGCCGATCGGCACACCCATCACCTGGGCGATGCTCTGCACCACTGCCGGGGTCTGCTCAAACACGCTGTTGAGTTCTTCGCCGCGTAGCACGCCAGTGCCCAGCGCTTGGCTCAGCTGCAAGAACGCCGCGCTGGCCTCGGCTGACGTGGTGCCGCTCAGCTTGGCCGCTGTGTTGAAGCCGTTGTAGACGGTGCTGATCTCCTCCAGCGTCAGCCCGATTGGCCGCAGCCTGGCGTAGATCTGCGCAAACTCCTGGTTGGCCTGTGTCTGCGCAGTACCGAACTTCTCAGCGGCTGCAGTGGCGGCGGCCTGCACCCGGCTGTAATCGTCGAGGCCCTGCGATAGCGACCTCAGCCGCCGCTCTGATTCTTCGCTCGCCACCACGGCGCCCAGCGATCCGCCGATGGCCCTGCCAGCGCCGATCGTGGCCAGGCTGCTAGCGAGGCCCGCCGCCAGCCTGCGGCCCAGCGAATCACCGGCAGCGGTGGCCGTGGTGTCGAGGCCCCGCAGCTTCCCTTCGAGCTTCTGGATCTCGGCGCCGTACCGCTGAAACTCCCGGCTGCCGATCTTGGCCTGCTCCTGCAGCCCACGGAACGCGCCGATGCTGCTGCGGATCCCGGCGATCGTGCTGTCATTGGCGCGGGCGAACTGGAACGTCGCTGCACGCAGCGTGCTCATCTCGCGGGCCGTGGTCTGGCTGCCCTTTGCCAGATCCTGCAGCGACCGCTGCACCTTCGTGATATTCGCCCCGCCCTTCACCTCGGCTGACAGCCGGATAGCGGTATCCAGGCTCATCCGGGCCATGTGTTATCCGATCGCCAGTCCTAGGGTCAGGCTATGGATCTTGCCGCCCCCAGATACTCCAGCTCGATCAACCGCAGATCCTCCAGCAGCCACACCCGGTCCCGGCGCTTCACGCCCTCATCCTTGGCGCATTGGATGAACACCCCGTAGTCCAATCCCACAGGGCCATTCATCCCCACCCGCCACTGGGTCTGCAGTTTCAGGAACCACGCCAGCGCTTCGCAGTTCTCCAGCAGGATCCCGAACGTCTTGGGCCGCTGCTCTACCTCAGGCACCTCCAGGCCGAACATGGCTGCAGCGTCGGCCGCATCCCTGCCGTCGTCAGCATCACCCTTCGCGGCGCCAGCGAGGAACAGCGCCGCGTCTATGAGTTTTTTGCGCGGAAGCCTCCTTGCTTGGCGGCAGACTTGGCGGGCTCGCCGGCGGCGCTGGGCTTGCCGATACTGGCGACCCAAGCGTTGAAGATCGCCGACGCAGCGCCCTGCATCCGCAGCATCTTGGCCTTGGCAGCATCGGTGAACTCGACAGGCTCGCCAGCCTCGTCCACCACCTCTTCACCCCAGCCGCAGAGCACCTCGGCGGCCAGATCCTCATAGGTGCACGGCAGCGGCTCGGTGAGCACCTCCAGGTCATTGCTGCCCCGGTAGCTCTGCAGCGCCTCGTAGCGCTTGATGGTGGCCACGATCAGCGCATTGTGCTGCTCGTTGAGCTCGTCGCAATCCTCCTGGTCCAGCACCCGGAAATGGGCGGTGAAGGTATAGGCCTTCTTTAGGCCCGCCTTCACCGGCAGATCAACCGATACCGGCCACTCGATGTAGTCCGGCTCGTAGAGATGGAACATGGCGAATCAGAAGAAAACGAGGCGGGTTTCGTCGTTGCCGGCCGCAGACTTAGGCAGCGCGGTGAACGGGATCTGCAGCATGCCGACCCCGTCAGAATCAGGGAAGGAGAGGTCGCCGTTGATTGCTGTTTTGGGGCAGAAGAAAATGGAGCTTTCGGTAGCCGTCGTGCCCTGCTGCACAACGAACGGGCCATCGCTGGCGCCGCTGTTGTCAGCCGCAGCGGTGAAGAAGTTCTTCGTCGCCACAGGCGGGTTTTCGATCGTGATTGTGCCGTTCGGGTTGGGGCGGTCGGTGATGCGGGCGTGAGGTTCGCAGCCGATCAGTGAGCGGAACACGGCCGACAGGCCCCAGTCGAAGGTGAAGCCTTCGGAGCAGGGATTGAAGCCCTGGAACCGCAACGCCTTGGTGTGGGTCGGGGTGACGGGCACCGGCTCGGCTTGGTTGCTGTAGACGAATCCTTCAGCGCTCTTTGCGGTGGGGGTGGTGTAGCGGCCGACGCCGGTGATGGTGAAGGTGCCGTAGCCGTTCAGGGTGCTGTTGAGGGCCGGGCTGCCGCGGAATCCTTCAATCCGGTGAACGTTGGTGCCGTCCTTGACCGCCACGATGGTGCAGCTGCTGCCGTTGCCGAACGTGCTGATCGGCTGCAGCAGGGACAGCGCGGGGATCTTGTAGCCCACTGCGCCGCCGGTGAACGATGCGGTGGAAGGAACCACCGTCACCTGCCTGGTGGCGCCGTCGTGCGCCACGATCACGCCTTTGTGACCCGTGTTGGCGCCGCTGGTGATCTCGATTGGCAGCCCCAGGTAAGCGTCGCTTGCGGGGTTGCTGCCGCTCAGGTCCGCCAGGGTGAGGGTGTTGGCGCCGCCTGCGGTGGCCGTACCGGTCAGTTCGGCGAATGCCGAGACGTTCATCCCGGCTGCCTGCAGCAGTGGCGTAAACCGGGGGGCGGTGGCTGCAACGCCAGAGCCGCCCCACTCGAATGTCACTGTGACGGCGACGTGCTCATTGGTCAGCGGCTGGCGGTCGGCACCGAGGAACCCTTTGATCAGGTTCCGCTCGACTCGGGTGCCGGTGATCGGGTTCACCTCCAGCGACACGATCTTCACCGCGTCGGTGTTGGCGATCGGACTGGCCAGGGTGCCGTAGCTGGTCTCGGCTTTCACCAGCGCAAACGAATTACGAATCAGGAGTGCGGTCATCAGTCCTTGGCCTTCGGCGCGGGTTGGGGCTTGGCGGGCTCAGGCTTGGGCGCCTCAGCAGCGGGCACCATCTGGCCACTGGGGAGCATCACGAACTCCCCAGACAGGCCGTGGTGCTCATAGTGTTGGTCGGCCGCCATGGTTGGGGGTGAGCTTCCGTACCCTCAGGCTATGGAGCCGCGTTGATCGCGTCGTCGCGGGTGCGATAGCGGATCAGGAAACGGTGCTGCATCCAGCCGGCAGTGGCGTCGGCCTGTTCGTACTCCGGCCGCCAGCCATCGGGCTGCACGTCCTGGGCCAGGCCGCCAAGGGTCCGGTCGCTCATCATGCGGGCGTGCACGTCTACGCCGATCGGGTCGGCCAGCTGGTCGGGCACGTTGCCGCGCACGTAGATTTCGATCATCACCGGCAGCGCCTGATCGAGCCGGCCCAGGCTGGCGCCCGTGGTGCGCGGGGCGTTCACCGGGTTGTCCTCGCCAGGGCTGACGATCAGCGCCGGGGCCTCCGACCTAGAAAGCGCCTGCACCCGGCTGCGGTAGATCCTGATGCCGACCTGCACCGTGCCGGGCAGGGTCACGGTGTGGATGTGGTTCAGGATCTGCTCTCGGAGGCTGGGGGCTGGGGTGGTCATACCTCAGTGTGCAGGGCACAAAAAACCGGGCCCGTTGGCGCGGCGCCCGGTGAGGTAGTGGATTGGCGGGGGATTGCAGGGCGGAGAAGTCGAGGGACACTACGAGGTGCGGTTTGGCCTCTCGATTTCTTCAGGCTTGATTGGCGTTCTGAGCCATGCCTTGAACTCTCGATCCAGTTCGGCAAGGTCGCAGGCTGGGCCGATGCTGAACGAAAGCAGCGTTTCGGGCGGACGGTGGGCCAGAGCGTTCTGAGTGGTGGTAAGTGTGTTCATTGCTTTACGGTATCGCCGCCGCGATGGCGTTGATCAGAGCGGTCACGCGGGCGTCAAGCAGGGCGAGGTTGAGGGATTCGCCGATGGAGTAGAAGGCTAGGCGTGATGTGGCGTAAGAATCGGGTGGTGTCCCTGGTC